TTTTTTAAAACAAGAATGGGCTGAATTCAAGTTTTGTGTTAAAACTATGAACAGCAAAGATGTAGAGATCCGCATGGGACCTCATCTTAATCTCAAAGAGATGGCAGCTAAGAGAAGTAAGCGCCGCTCGATAACCCTAGTTCGTAAGATCAACTAGGTTCATATTGACTACCACCAGATGTGCGTAGCCAATACTGTGACTCTTCTTAAAATAATACCCGTTGTCTTTGGGTTTTTCCCATACACTTTTTGCCACTTCAGACCAAGGTAGTCCTATTAGGTGACGCTTGGCAGGTCTAATAACTGCTAGAAACATAGCCAGTCTAGGAATACTGTTAACTGCTTCGGGCATCTTAACCAGTGTGTCGTAATGGTTGTTGATGTGTATTAGCTGACTACAGAATTCTGGCTCGTATAATCTATGCCAAGGCGGCTCTCTGTTTAACAGGTCGGTTAGATGTTGCTCGCTTTTAACCTGTTGATATAACCCGACATTAAGAAAGTCAAGTTTAATGTAGCCACGGTCTTCTGCCTGTTTATAATCTATGCCTGCACGATTATTAAAGGGATCTCTTGGAATATCTGTTACATAGATGCCAGTGTTGTGTGCAGTTGATTGCCCTTGATCATTGATCATGCTGGCACCAATGAAATCAATCTTTGACAAGATTTGCTGACGGTCAGCAAAGTCAATGTCTACATCACTGGTAAACTTTATAGACCTGCTGTTGTTAGGATCTGTCGAGCCCATTTTTGATCTCCAGTTTCGTACTTAAATCTTGATTGCCAGAAATCAGGGTCAATCCATCGAATGATCAAGGCAATTTGGTCTTCAGTTAGATTACTTAAAAACTCTACTCCGGAATCGCAGTTAAAAAGAAGCCAAGGACTAATCCTGCCAGTAGTAATATGATGGCAAATTCTATTACTATTACCATACCTAAAATAGTCTCGAATACCATTCTTAAGTGCTGGATTGTCTTCGATGTAATTGTTAATTTCGTTGATGCCTCGTTCTAATGCATCCTGTACTGTTTCAGTACGAAGGTAGGCAAACAACCATTCTTCATAGAGCTTGTCAGATGTCCAATAATCTAGCTTTTTATTATTCTTCAAAAGCCAATTGGTAAACGATACAAAGTTAACACATCTGATATCTTGGCAGTAACGGCCGAATTTAACAAATGCAGTATAGTAAGGACTGTCAACAAAGTCGTCGTAGGTCTTTTCTTTGCCACTTTGAGTCATGCGATAAAACTCCAAGTAGGACATAAATCCCCACTGTACACCTTTTTCTTTTTCTTGTTGGTACCTGCGTTTTTTCTCGCAGAGATGATTTACCAAAGTTGTTTCTTTGGCAAATCCTTTATTGCAATACTTACAAACATACTTGGATTCTGTAGCTGGCATAGTATTAGCCTGGTATGCTTTTAGTATTTCTAAAATCATAGTTCAGCTTTGATTTTCTTATCATCCCACCCAAGGTCTCGGGCCATCTGTTGTAGTTGTTCAAGAGTGTTAAGCTCGGCCATGAGCTCAACTTCATCTCTTTTTAAATGCGGAAATTGACTTTCGATAAACTTCTGTTTCCTACGGTCGCCGCACTTTTTTGTCTTTAGCCAGTAGTGTCTCTTTGACCCTAGACCGGGACTGACTGTAGTGCAACTAAGCCATTGCAGTTTAGGGTGGCGACCTAGATCAAAGAAATTAATGTTTACACGATCATTAATTACACGAATATACCATTCTTGTAGGTCAGGACTGCCTTCAACATTGGCGCCCCACTTGAGCATCAAGTAGGTACTAAACTTTTTACGCTCTTCGTCGGTAAGGCTGTCGTAGAATGCACGATCCTTTGTATCAAAGGCTCGCATCTCTGTGGCAATGTCTAGTTTATTACTCATTGATATATTGTATTACCATGCTTTGCCAAAGTCAACTACTTCGCTGACCCTGCTGATTTCTTTGACAAAATACACACATAAAGGTTTTTCGGAATCTGAATCTACTGGTACGGCCAGCATCTGCCCAGGCTTGAGTTTAGGGAAATACCATTTAACATCTTGATAGATGTCTACAATCTCAACCGAATGGAACTCAGGTCTAAAACTACTTATTGGATTAAAGCAAAAGGCACTAAAACCTCGATCGTTGATACTGGTCAGTGGCACTACTTCTAGATCGCCTAGATCAGATTCACCTATTAACAACTGCCAGTCCACTGGCATCTTAACAGTCCAATTGCCTATCTTAAGTACCAGCGCAGGGCTGTTAAAACTCTCTAAAAAAATCAGTGGTATAAAAAAGTAATCAGGATTCTTTGGGTCACTGTTATCTAGTACACAAAAACGAAGGTCCTCAATTTCTTCGGGGATATCGTTCATGTCGTACGCTCTGTTGTTATCTAAATTTAATATTCTTGACATAGTTATAGGTATTCTACTTTCTCTAGTGTAAAGGGGTAGTTAGCCTCCTTATAAAAATTCTTTCTCTGTGTTAGGTGTCTTTTGGCAAACTTGCACGAGGAGGTAATATCCCAGATTTGGACAAAGTCCTTATCCTCTGCCTTACGGATTCCGCGTCCAATACTTTGGATAACCCTAACAAAGCTCTTTCCGGGCTCCAGAAGAACCAAATTAAAAATACGAGGAATATTAATACCCACAGCGGCCACACCGTAAGTCGCCACAATAATCTTGTCACTTGATTCCGCCACTTCATCATAATGCTCCTGTCTTGTTGTTCCTTTTGTAGCGCCACTTACAAAAACTGCACGATCACCAAGCCGTTCTACTAGAGCTTGTCCGGCAGCTACACGATCAACTAAGATCAATGTATTCCCGGTATCAACAATTTTACGAACCATTTCTGCAATGTGGTCTAGTCTATTACCTGACTCTAATAAAAATTTCAACTCGCTTTGGTAATTGGTGTACTCAGCATGGTCGATTAGTTGCAGAATGTTAACATGACATTGTGCCAACACGCCTTGTTCTTGCAATTCCTTGGCGCTGAGTTTACCAATGACTCTGCCTAGACTACAGTACAAAGACATAAACTCATAACGCTCTTTAGGTATTGTTCCAGTTAGTCCCCAACGAATAGGAATCTGTGCCATTGCTCCTGTAAGCAGAGTCTTTAGTGCATCGGCTTTGGCCATGTGTACTTCGTCTACAATTACACAGACAACACCTTCAATAAACTCTTGTATTGTAATTTCTGCTTCGTGATTTTTTGTATTCTTTAGCAGTACATTGAGACTCTGCCAGGTGCAGATAGTGTGCTGTCGGTTAAATTCTTTTCTGTCACCATAGTAGACACCAACATCAAGGTCCAGGTTAACATAGTCTTTTTCTGTTTGTGTAACCAAACTCTTGTTTGGAACAATAACAATACTTCGTCCATAATTGCTAACTGCATTGCTCAATGCCGCTGTCATAACAGTCTTGCCCGCACCTGTGGCAACTTCTTGAATGCACTGCGGGTTTTCAAGGAACCGGTTAATTACTTCAACTTGGTAGTCACGCAATAACACAGGTTGGCCGGCTATAGGATGCCCCTTAGGCCAAACTTTATCTTTAAATGTTTCTTCGCTGATTTCGTCAAACTCAAATTTGGTAGTATAACTCCTAGTATCATCTAACTGTATATCATAGCCTCGGTCTGTCAGGTACTCTAAGATCTCAGGTAATAGATTGATATAGGTACTACCACTAAGTTGAAAAAAGCTGACCTTGCCGTCCCAACGGCCGAGTCTGACCGCAGGCAGATACCTGGCTCCTGGTATGTCGAACTTGTATTTGTTAACTAGTTCTTTGCGATCAACTAGTTCAAGTCCTTTAATTTTTACATTAACTTCATCGTTAATTTCTAAGATGCATTCTCTCATGGTGTAAGTTGTTGGTTATATTTTATCATGACATCAGTACAGTAAACAATTTTTTCAGAATTCTGTACTATATGTTGTTTCTTTGGGCCAATCATTAACGATGTCAATGTGACCAACATCGGTATATTAGTTT